TCGGCGGTTAGAGACCTCGGATGCTCAATAGCAGATTTCAAGAAATATCTAGAGTCGAAGTTCTATCCCGGAATGACTTGGGATAATTACGGCAAGGGACCCGGATGCTGGAACATAGACCACATAATGCCTATGGCTGCTTTTGATTTGACCGATAGACAACACCATCTTCTTGCTTGCTACTATCTAAATCTTCAGCCTCTGTGGTTTGAAGACAACATGCGTAAGGGCGATAAAATTGGCTTCGAATTCGGACAGGTTTGATCTACTTCAGGACCAATATGGCGGTAAGGAAGAAATTCCGAATGCCGCTCTGTATGAATTCCTATTGTCCATCAAAGAAGATTTGATCAACCTAGCGAAGTTGGGTTTGGACACGATTCCGAATTCCCCTCTCGGCAAAGAAGTCAGACGCCGCTCCATCTTCGATATCAAATGGCTGGCTCAGTATTTCTTGTGGGATGCTATGCCCGCTAGCGATGGCGGTTGTAAACCTGTCACCGACAACATCTTTATCGATCCTCAGTACGATTCCTTCGCTGATTTGTTCACGAAGAAAGACCCCGACGTTCCAATTCATAAACTGAGTTCGGTAAAGACTCGTTTGTTGTTGTGGCCCAGAGGCGGGGCCAAGTCCAGTTACGACCATGTAGACACGGTGCAGTGGATTTTAGCCTACCCGTCGATCAGAATACTGTACTTGACCGCCGAAGCTAGTTTGTCTATCGGTTTCATTTCAGAAGTAAAGTCGTTTTTCACGTTGCGAGAAGATACTCCGACGTTGATGAATCTCTTCTTTCCAGAATTTTGCTGCTTGGACAAAGACATGCGGAAGGGTAATCTGTTCGATTGTCCTGTCTACAAAGCCAAGAAGATCAAGCGCAAAGAATCCACAGTCATCGCCTCGTCAGTGGGAAAGACAAAATCTGGATGGCACTACGAAGTCATCAAAGCAGATGATGCTGTGTCCGACAAAAACACGGAAACAGAAACTCAGTGCCAAAGCGTTTCTGAGAAACTGTTCCTCGCCGAGAACCTGCTGATTCCCGGAGGCGACGGATTCTACATTTTCTACATAGGAACCCGGTATCACGATCTCGACCACTACGGCGCGTTGCTTGAGAAGTACGTAGATAAGGGCGAGGTAGAAGTCAAAGAGGGTGTTGGGTGGAAGTTCTACCACAACAAGACCTTCAGTATCGATATGCTGATCGGCAAAGCCTGCCAGATCATTCCTGAAGTAGCAGATAGGTTATCTAGAGAAGGCCGACCTGTAACCTACACAGAAGCAGGTCCAGAAGGTTGCATACTCCTTCTGCCGAACATCATGTCTTTCTCGTTCTTTATGAGCAAGTTCTCAAAGAATGAGAGAGTAACAGAAGGCCAGCTTAATCAGAACCCCCGCACGACAAGCGACGTAGAATTCAACCGCATGATGATGTTGCGGGCAACTGTTCCCTTTCACATGCTTCCTCGCGAAGGACCCTGCTGTCAGTTTTGGGACTTCGCCTTCAGCAAGAAGAAAGGCCGCGACTACTCTACGGGTGCGTCCATTATCTGGACGGAAGAAGACGAACTCAGACCCGACGGAACGAAGACCGGAAACAAGCGAACAGTAGGATATGTACGCAAGATTATCCGGGATCGATTCAACCATTCAACCCTGGCACAAGCTATCGTTGACTTGGCACAGCAAGAGCAGCCTTTTATCATTGGTATCGAAGACGCAGCCGGTTCCAGATTTCTTGAACCGACAATTATTTCGGCGGCTCTTCGAACTCAGGACCCTAGAGTTATATCTCTTTGTTCGAACATAGATTGGGTTTCGCCGGACAATCAAGTGGATGCTAAACGTGTTCGTATGCGTTCCATGTATCCGTGGGTTGCGGAAGGACGATTAAAGTTCCTCAACGCTTGTATGGCCCCCAAGGAACCAAACCTAGAAGTCTTTTATTCTGAGTGGGAGCGATGTTTGGTGGCTCACCACCACGACGACATCCCAGACGTAATTTCTCAGATGCCCAATAGATATGCGCCTAAAGCTACTCAGGCAATCGTCGAACACAAAGTAGATATGTTCTCGCGTATTGACCGAATCGGCTGGGGTGAAATCTTCGACGAGGAAAAGATAGGCCGAGCCGCTTGGTACTACGACGACAACGGAAAACTAGTCCCGGCAGAACCGGAACAGATACAACCGTTCTTCGACATTGTACCAGAACCAGAAGTAAATAGTCAGACCCCGCATGGATTTCAAAACGTTCTCGGGGCTGGGATGTGGGGATAACAAGTACTGATGAAACTCTACGTCCAAATCCTAGACGATGACGGCAAGATTTTAGCGGAGCATGACGCCGACCCTTGTCAACCGAGCATGTGGAGAGCGCCCGCCGGACAACGTTTCGTCGGCAATATGCCACAAACTTCTGACGCCAAGAATAACGGTACCTACGAGTTGTTTGGAATCACCTTCCAACCCCACCTCAAGGTAGACCGTCCGAATGGCTGGACAACACCCCCGCCTGCTCCTGCACCAACTTTTCCCTTCAACAAAACTCCCCTTCCCCAAATAGCTCCGTGGAGCACGTCTGCTCCGACACCACAAAAATCTGCACCTTCACCATCCGGGCTACTGCCCCCAAGAGGTTTATAAATGGAAAACAACACATCTAGCATCGGCGGCGGTCTCGTGAAATTAGGCGGGAATCTCGAAAATCCGCGCGCGTCGAAACCGTCGGACTACCCCGCAATCGGACCAATGGGTCCGGAAGGAATGGCTGAAGGCGAAGGCAAGCTAGTCAAGCAGTCCACCAACCAAACCGGCCCTCGCAACGCGCAGGACTCCGGCGACCAGACACCATCTGTCTGGGGCAAGGACGGCGAATTCCCTGTTCAGAAGAACAAGGGCGAAGGATCGGGACAGACAGACGTTAAGTGCGCTTGGTCCGTGGATTTTGAAACTGGAGACATTTCTCCTTCGATTGTGAACGAGAAATACTAAGTTGTCCATTATTCGGACGGAGACCATGAAGAAACTTCTTCTATCGTTGTTGCTGTTTCCCGCGCTTTTGATTGGACAGGCTACTACCGGCTTCCACCGTTCGTCTCAAGCATTAGCTAGAGCGACTGGAAGTCAGTATGTAGTCGTCCAGCCGAACGCGGTCGTGTATGTAACATCTACGGCGACGGGCACAGTAGCGACGATTTACTCAGACCCGCTTCTCTCAATCTCTATTCCCTCGGGGTCTGTGGTCGCTGATCAAAACGGCAACTATGGCTACTACATCAACATCAACTACTGTGTGAACGAACAGATTTCATACCCCGGTGGCGGCTCGCAAACTACCACTAATATCTGCGGCAACACCGGGACAATTTCTACTCCCGTTAGTATTGCTAACGGCGGGACAGCGTCTTCTACAGCCGCCGGAGCAGCAGCAAATATCGTCAATGGAAATCCGATTGCTCCCTCGGGAGTTATTGATTCTGCTTTGACTCCGGGCACTTCGGCAATTTGTCCGCACGGAACTTCGGGGGCCTTCACCACAACAGGTTGTTCTGTAGTCACTAGTTTTGCGGCTCCTTCCGGTTCTTGGCCAACGTGGTTAGTCCCCACGGTAACCGGAACACTGACTCCTTCCCTCGCGGTGGCGGCGTCGGCGATTCCAAACTCCGCTCTGTCCAGCCCTACCATTACCATCAACTCCACTCCCTGTACTTTAGGTAGTTCGTGCTCCCTCTCCTCAACCGCGTACATCAATCAGTTGACCGGAGACGGAACGGCTGGACCGGGGTCAGGCTCTCAGGTCTTCACGGCAGTCAAGATTCCTCCTAGTGTTACTCTGACAGGAACACCTTCCGCAGGATATGTACCTACAGCGACTAGTTCTGTCGCTGCTACTTGGCAAGCGGCCCAATCACCGATCAATCCTAATACGCCGAGCGTGACTTTAGGATCGCCATCCATCATCGGGTCCGGGGCTTCGTTTACGAAGACCGGCAACGATTACTCAGGGCAAATCGTTCTTACAACAGGTTCCGGCGGAAGCGGCACAGGCACCTTGTTTACCTTGGCTTTTGGTGGGTCGTACTCGGCTACTGTGTATTGCGGATTATTTCCCAGTCCTTCCAATTTAGCCTCGGGGTATATATCCGGAGCCGCTTCTACCTCGGGGTTTACGGCAACAGGACAAGTTTCCGCCAGCAGCGTCGTGTATTTCACCTACCACTGTCATCCTTAATCCGGAAAATGGACAAATGAAGAGACTTCTTACCTTTCTGATATTCGCGTGTTTGCCTCTGTTGGCTCTAGGTCAATCAACCCCGACCACGGGATTTCACCGCGTTAATCAAGTGCTTGCTCGGGCTAGTGGCAGCGCAACCGCGCAAGTAGTTCCGGGGGCAACGATCTCCGTGACAAGCACGTCTACTGGAGCAGCGGCGACCATTTATTCGGACCCCGGCTTGACGGCAATTATTTCTCCCTCGGTGGTTACTTCCGATTTCAATGGCAATTACTCCTATTACATTCCGCTCAACTACTGCGTGAACGAAACTGTTTCTTCCCCTTCTCAGGGATCGTATACGACATCAAATATTTGCGCGAATGCTGGTACTCCGGTAGGATGCTCGAATTCTATTTCACCTTCTGGAATCTTGACATGCACGAATTTCGATGGAACAGCCCTAGCGAACATCAACACAGGCGTGGTCATCGCATCGCAAACTCCAGGATCGGGTT